GATATCCTATAAAAATAAATCAGCACTGGAGTGCGCTTTTCAAAAATATATACCGGGCTGTTATAAATTTGTTAATGCAAACAAACGTGCGAACATAAAAGGTATAGACGTATCGCAGCATGGCGACAGAGGTGCTAATGGATCAAGAGGCAGTATTAAAGGCTTTGCCAACGCAATGTATAAAACTGTAATAGGCCACAGCCATTCACCCGGTATTAGTGGCGGTGCGTGGCAGACAGGCGTATCTACCTTAAAACAGCCTTACAAAGTCGGTCTGTCTACATGGGCCTGTGCTGATGTAATAATAAATGCCAATGGCAAGCGTTCAATGTTTTTCTATATTAACGGAAAAAGCCTAGCTGACGTTATTTAATTTTATTTACACAAAGATGTATCTAGCTTAGTTGTTTGCAAATTTCTGTCGTCAACAACAGAGTCATTTAACATAGCATCTCGCAACACAACTAACCCGGCTATAGCTTTAGTTATATGTGACAAGCCTGATTCTTGATCAATATCCTCACCATCATACCACGCTAAAAGATGACGCAGTGTGCTGCTATAGTAATCGCTATAGTGCAAACGCTCAAATCGCCAATTGTACGTGCCATACTTGTCAGCACCTTCAGACAATGAGTCAGCTATTTCATTTAAAACTTGCACAGGCGTATGCTGATATTGACGTTTTTTTAGCCCAGCAATTCTTTTATAATTCTTCATTTTGCTTAACTTCCTCAACATTGATGCCCCATTTAGCACACTGCGCTATAATTAACTCACATAGCTCAGAGTGCTGTTGTACTGACATGGTAGATGTACGCGGATTGAGTGGTAGCATACCGCCATCTAGGTCTGGCATAAACTGTGTTTTAAATAAACTAGAGGCAAATACTTGCTTCCAATCTTCTGTGCTATATTTGCCGCCTGTGTTGCTTATTTGCCACGCATTGCCATTCCAACGTACCTGACTGCTAACTATCGTTAATAAGGCCCACATAAGCGAGTTTTGGTCTGTGCTACGTTTATTGCGTTTGTATGTAACAAACGTGCCAGCTGGCGCTAAATCAATCAGACGCTTACATTCAAGCTTATCTTTGTCTTTGGTTATATGTATAGTGTGCTGTCCCATTAAAACGGAATCTCATCATCTAAGCCGGGTACTACATTTCTATTATAACCTGATACATCTAAACGTGGTTTATCTGCATTAGCGTTGCTACCATCTAGCAATACTAATGTGCCGCCATAGCCCTTCAAAACAACCTCAGTTATATATTTGTCATTGCCAGAGTTGTCAGTCCATTTACGTGTCTGTAGCCTACCCTCAATATAAAGCTTAACACCTTTTTTAACATAGCGCTCTATCACAGATACAAGACCTTCAGAAAAGACACTTATTTTAGTCCATTCGGTTTTGCTTACATATTCTTGTGTTTTTTTATCACGCCATTTTTCTGTAGTGGCTAATGAAAAATTAGCAACTTTGCCTCCATTATTGAATGTTTTAATTTCTGGATCACTACCAACATTACCAACTAAAATAACTTTATTTACACTAGACATTTTTACTCTCTTTCATTTTGTTAAGTTTTTCTATTAATTCATTTATCTCAGTATTTGCACTAAGCATTTCTGATAATAATTCTTCTTGATACTCTTTATCTGCTTCAACTCTGCAAACTGCCATTTTTAGTCCATCTGGAAATCTAGGATCATAGCCAACTGCGTCAACATATTGTCTGCCTGTGACTAACAGCTGCATTTGTAGCTGAACGCGGTACTCTTTTGCGTGCGCATCCTTTTCTAAATAGCCAACCATTTTAGCCATAGAAAAAGGACACTTTATTTCTATTAGGCCATCGTCATCAAGCAGACCATCTGGACTGCAAGTTATAAAGCTATATTCTGGTTCCGGGTGGATAACCATACCAACTTCAGTAACAGAAACATCGCGCTCAAAAGAGTAATAATCTCTCGCTTGTGACTCTAAAATTGTGCCACGTTTCATTGCTTCATTGCTATACGTTGGCTCAACCACACCAGTCATGCGTTCTAAGGCTAATTGTGTTATCATATTAGCTCGACTGCTACTGTAGCCTGATTTGGTTTTAGCTACTAAAGCTTTAACGCGCGAAGCTGTTAATTTACCTGCACGCGCCGCAAACCAAGCATCTGAGCCTTGCTCTACATCTATTATATTCATTACTGTGCCTCCGCTTTTTCTGCGGCTACAATAGCGGCTTTTTGCTCAGACCAAGCTTTTTTAAGTGTAGCTAAGTCTGCGTTGTTGCACTTAAGACTACGTATTTTTTTAGCAACAGCTTTTAAATCATCATCTCGCATAGATTCTGATATCTCTATAAGCAATGGCTCTAAATCTATTGACTTTATATGTTTAGCTTGTGATGCAACATTACCATCGTCATCCTCCTGTGACATATTTAGTGCGCCAGCTAAACCGCCGCGACGGCAATAAGTCATTGTAGACATAAGTACGTGTATATCTGCATTTTTTACATCTGATTCAAAATATGTTTCATACCATTCCCCAGATGCGTGCAATATTCTTGTGCTTAGTACCATTGTGCGACGCTCAGTAATACCGCCTTGATTTTGAATTATTGTCATATCGTTTTCTGCTAGATGCGGCCTAGCAGCTTCAATTAAAGAGCTAATTGTTGTATATTTAGATTTGAAATGCGGATTGCTGCCATCTTTACTTGCTGGCTGTATAGAATTAATAGCTTTAACAAGTGCTGGTGCAATTTTAGCTGTGCTTGTAGAATGTGTTATTGGTAAGTGTTGTATAGTCACGTTTTCCTCCATTTTTAAACTGTGATGACTTATCCATAAAGTAATACGCAAAGCTTTGCAATAGTTAATCTGTTATTATTTTTACTAGACATTGTAAAAAATATACTTATAGAATAGTGCTATGTACTTTAAAAAAGGAGTTTGATATGAAACATACTGTACAATCTATAATTGATAAATCAGGCGGCAAAGATGCTGTTTGCGAGATAATACCAAGTTTAAAACCTGATACACTGCGCAGCTGGAAGCGAATAGGCATCCCGGAGAAATATTGGGATAGACTTATTGATATGCACAAAACACGATTAACTGTTAATGATCTGCACAAGCTAAATACTATTGTGCGCGGAGGATGGTAATGTGGGTGCTACCGAAAAATTACCAACTGTCATCAGCTTTTGTAGCGGATATGGTGGAATCGAAAGAGGACTTGAGCTTGCAGGGCTTGAACATAGAACAATCGCTTATGTGGAGATCGAAGCCTTCGCCATTGAAAACTTGGTGCAGAAGATGGAAAGAGGACTCATTCCTGCCGCACCTATTTACACGAATCTTAAAACCTTCCCAGCACAAATCTTTCGAAACAAAGTTGACATCATCACTGGAGGATATCCATGTCAGGCATTTTCACAAGCAGGAAAAAGACAAGGAAAAGACGACCCCCGACATTTGTGGCCATACATCAGAAAACACATGGAAGCAATTAGACCTAATCGAGTATTGTTCGAAAACGTCGAAGGTCACATATCGCTTGGACTGTCCACAGTCATTAGCGACTTGGAAGAAGATGGTTTTGATTCAGCGTGGGGAATATTCAGTGCGCGTGAAGTTGGCGCACACCACCAGAGAAAGAGAGTATTCATCATGGCCGACACCAGCCACCAGAGATTATAAAGGTTTATCAGGAAAAGGCAGACAACAGAGAAAAAATAATCCTTTAGATACATTACCTAATGCCGTCATGGCTAATTGGCCTACAGCCACAGTATTTGACGCAACAGGAGGTGGCTACCCAACTGAAATAGTTAATGGACAATACAAATCAAAACACAGCAAAGACCCAGACAGCGCCTGGTATGGTGCTAAATTAGCAGATGCAGTCAAGGTTAATTGGCCTACACCGTCAGCACATGAGGCAAGACTAGGATATCAAGATAGGAGCGACTCAACGAAGAATGGAACTCAGGAATCACTGTTAACTGTGATAGTAAACAAGTCAGGAGGAAGGTCTGTATGCACTGGTCATTTGAATCCAGATTGGGTGGAAAAACTAATGGGTGTGCCAAATGGTTGGACTGCATTGGATGGCAATAGCAATGTATGGCAAAATAATTGGTCAGGGGATTGGGAGGGTGTTACGCCTAGAACAACTGATATTAAGAAAGATAGAATAGACCGCATCAGAATGCTCGGAAATGCTGTTGTTCCTGCAACAGCAGCTAAAGCTTGGACAGTTTTGTCTGCAAGATTAAATAAAGGATAATAAAATGAAAATTCAGAAATATAATAAAAATGGTGTAGAGTCTTTTTATACTGAGCATCCGTATTTTAAAAGGATGATGCTGCACCGGGCAAAGCGCAGAAAAGATACGAGATCACAACATCACTGGCAGAAACTTGTGAATCAAGAAACAACAGATGCACTTAGGAGATTGTTAGATGAGGTTTAGTGATTGTGATGATTACGTCAAATATCGCACAATACCGAATTATTTGTATGCCAAGATAGCGCTCGAGCAATGTGGTAAGTGTGGCTGTGGCTGTGGGAGGGACTTAGAATTTAAACAGCGGAGTATAAGAATTGAACACTTGGTGCAAAGGGCATTTGGGGGCAAAAATGAGGAATCTAATATAGCGCTCTGGTGTGTTAAGCCTTGCGCCCTCGCTAAAGATAGGAGAGATGCGGCTAACCGCAAAAAAGTCAGAAGCCTAACAAAGTCTACGAAGAAAAGTCAGAAGCCTAAGAAAAAAATACAAGGTCGTACAAAAATACAATCGCGTGGATTTGGCGACAGCTACAAACCTAACATAAAGGAAATTGATTGATGTATAAACGCAACAAATACAACGCGGTTAAAGTTAAAGACGATGGTATGACATTTGACAGCAAGCGGGAACACGCGAGATACTTGCACAACAAACAAAGATTGAAAGATGGTGAGATAACAGACTTGGAGATACATCCAGTCTATCAGATACTTGTTAATGACCAGAAGATATGTAGATATACTGCTGACAGCCAATACAGGAATAAAGAAGGCACATTAATAGTGGAAGATGTTAAATCACCTATAACTGCTAGAATGCCTAGGTTTCGGCTTATAAAGAAGCTCATGAAGGCTGTGCATAATATAACAATTTTAGAAGTGTATTAAATAAAAAAGGGCAGTAGAAAGGATTAAAAACTACTGCCCAGTTGTCTGCACATACGGGGAGGAAAACAAGCAGACACACATATTAATAAAGATATTGACGTAATTGTCTATATGCGATTACAATTAAACTGTAAAAAAGGAAAATAAAATGAGCTTACCATACTTCAACTACTACCCGAAAGACATGGGATTTAAAACAATGCACCTGACTTTAGCAGAGTTTGGCGCATACAATAGACTACTATCACTGTGTTGGACTACACCGGGCTGCACTATTCCAAAAGACATTGAATGGATTGCTAGAAAAATGCTTATTAGATCAGAGCAAGATAAAGCTATATTGTTAGCAATTTTAGATGAGTTTTTTATTGTCATAAAAGGGCAGTATGCAAATAAAAGATTGTTAGAAGAATATAAGAAAAGTGACAGCAAGTATAAAATAAAAGTTAAAGCAGCTAAAAAAGGGGGAGCAGCTACAGCATTGAAATATAAACAAAAAGATAGCGCCAACAGGCTTGTAGACGATAAGGCCATAAGGCGTGCCAACCAGAACCAAGAACCAGAACCAGAATTAGAACCAATTATTAATAATATACTATACAGTGGTTGGAGGCCAAAAACATTAAATGCGACGACTAAGACAGCTCAGATGGTGCGTGATCATATGAGCAAAGATGTTTATGAGTTAGAGCTGGAAAAGTTTGTAGAATTTCACATAGACAATAAAACTGAGTCTACTGATTTTAATAGGCAGTGGCGCACTTGGTTAAAAAACCATTTTACATACAATGACAACAAAAAAGGAAAACAAAATGTCAGAAATAATAAAACTAACAAATATGCGCAAATCGGTGAGCAAAGACGTGCTAACCGGGGAAACTTGCTTAAAGAGTATCAATCTTAAGGGCTGGCCTAGAGATTTTGACTGTGCGCAAGACAAACTAATTGCAGCTGCGCAAAAGAAAAATATAGAGAAAGTCAAAGAGCATTATCTTTCTACATTACAGCCAGCTGTCGCTAAAACTATATTAGGCTGCATTGAATTGCTTGAAAGCAGATACTATGAAGTTGCAAGGCCTCCTGAGCTACAAAAGCAATTAGACCGGGAGTGGATTGCTGACATGAAAGACTATCCAGAAGATTTGATACATCAAGCTTGCGTGAATTGGCGCAAATCAAGTCAAAGCTTTGCACCTAGATCGGCTGGTGTACTTATGGAGTCAGTCAAGCCTGAGTATGTAAGACGCAAAAGCTTATATTTAAAAGCTAAGTCAGTGCTGGAGTTGATATAATGCTTATTAACAAAATACATGAAGAAGTTTATAGAACACCTTGGCTAGGTTTAAAGCAAATAGCGTTTGCTTGTAACACTACCCCTGAGAGCGTCAGCTCGACATTGTCCAGGTGCGGTACGTCATTCAATAAATTAAAGGCGCAAGAGATACGGAAGTTAAAGAACTTTGAAATAAACAGTAAAAGTTTTTTAGCTAAAGATGCCATAGAAACTATGAGGTCTATAAAATAAACGTAAAAAAAATACATTTAACACTTGATTATGTAAAAAAAATCCCCATATTGTGTGTATAGACAAAAACAAAGGATTTAACATGACACATACAAAAATAAATAGATTTAAACTAACTGAGCAAGATGATTTACAATTATTGAAGCAACAACAGGATTTGCGTGAAAAAGCACGTGAGCTTGCAAGTATGCAAAATCACATAAAAGACCTTGTTCAAGGTTGCGTTAATGCTAAATTGCTCATAGACGAAGCCACATTAAGTTTTCCTCCTACTAACACAAAGGCAATAAAAAATGTAATAGCTGAACAGGCTAGAAACAATAATAAATTGTTAGATGCAATTACTAAGTTAGAGTGGTTTTTTATACAAAAAGAAATAGATAAAAGTCGTGGTAAATAGACTAACAGGGGCGCAAGCCCCTGCACACTTGACAAACAAGCTAACAAAACAAAGGATTAAAAATGAAAAATAAATTTAAAAAAGCATACAAAGAGCTAAAAGAACTAAAAGCGCCTGTGAGATTAGGTGGTTGGAACGGTGAAGATACTTTTAGAATTTCAGGTGAAGATAATTACGACACTTGTTGGGCTGATTACTATGAAGATTATACACCTGTTAGTTGGGAGTTTGGCATTAACCCAATCATTACAAATGTGCTTGAAAAATATGGTTTATATGCAGAATGGCAAAATGCAGGTGTCTTAAATGTTTATGAGGATTAATGATGAGCAAACAAATACAATATGAATTTATTTATTTAGATTTTGATCTAATGGATAAACAAGAAAAAGCAGAGGCGATTGCAGAGGGCAAAAAAGTATTACGTGATTTATGTAATTTTGTAGTGCTTTCTACATTTGTTTTATTATTTACAGCAACAGCAATAGTATGGGTAGGTTAGAATGATTAGCACAGCAGCAATGACAGAAGAAGAGTTAAGAGAGTATAACGATGTATACGGTGAGTTTGAAGGCTTGCCATTTGATATGGAAACTATGATGTACAGGCTACTTGATTCAATGACGACAAAACAGATAGACGATGTTTTGGATAAGATAGATGCTGAAGGCTTGCAAGAACGTGAGTGGAAAATATTAGAGCGTAAAATTGACAGGCAGTTAGGCGGTATGTACGCAACCGAAGAAACAGAGTATTAATCATGTATAAAGGTAAGCATAGTTATAGTAAACCAAATAGTTTTTCGGTGCATTTTGCTAAAAAAAGCATAATAATTTTTATAGTAACTATCTTGCTTTATGGTTTAATTTAGCTAGTCTTGGCATATGGATAACACTGTCAAAAGATATATACAGTATGTAGAGGTCACAGGAACTGATGCTGTTGTTGTATTGGATGACGGCAGTGTTTTAGGCGGTGTTTTTAGTGTGCAAGCTACAACTACTGCCCCGGTGGAAGGTGAGGAAGAAACGCCATCACAAAGCTTTGCTAACATATTAGCCTACATACTGCATGAAAATGTTACGTTTACTGATATACAAACAGCAGACAAAACACAGCACTGATAATGGCAAAGCATTGGTCAGACAGTAAAAAAGAGTTAGCTGCTAAGTTATGGGCTAATGCAGAATTAAACACACATCAAATTGCTGAAAGATTAGGCTGTACTTATCATGCGTTGCAATTATTTGCATACAGAAACAGGCATATATTACCCAAACGCGGTTATAATCAGATGCACAGACCTAATAATAAAAAAATAAAATTAGTAGCTGCAAAGCCTGTGCAGATCACACGTTATAAAGACCCTGTTACCATACATAAAGCAAGCAAGCTCTGGTATGATGGCTACGCTGTTGCGGCTATAATAAAAACACTAAAAATGGGCGACAAGACTTTCGTAAAAATGAGAAAGCACAGCCCTACAAGCTTCCCCAAACGCAATAAAAACAACAATGTGGTAAATATTCAATGGACAGATAAATTTATCAAAAGGCTAGGTTTTAACACAGTTACTGAGTTAGAAGATAATCTGGTCACAGCATCGTTTGCAAAACCTGGTAAAGGTTTTTATTTAAGAACAACAAGCGGTGATGGTTGGCTACATATGTCAGGTAAAACTGTGACAATACAAAAACGCTACAGATACCGGGGCACTTTAAGGCAAGCATTAAACATGAAAAAGACTTGTAGTTTTGAAGTAGATATAGTGCCAGAAGATAAAAGCAATGACTAGCTGGCACATACTTAAAACTAGAACTAATAGAGAGCTGTCCATACATGACTTTTTAGATAAAGAAGGTATTGATTGTTATACGCCATTTGACACACGCACATTAAGATCAAGTCATGCACAAAAAAAGGCTAGGCAAAGAACAACATATATTGTCCCGGTGTTTACAGGTTATTTGTTTTTTAACATAGATATACGTACAGACTTGCCAAAGTTATCTATTGCAACGCAAAAGTGTAATGATATTTATGGTATCATTATGAAAGATGATAGTGATTTGTATCACATAAAAGATGATGTCATTGCTTCATTACGTGTTGCTTACCCTACAGGCTACATACCTAACGTACACACAGGCAAAAACAGGCAGCGTAAAATTGATTATAGTGCGCCAAGATTTGTTAAAGGGCAAAAGGTAAGGTTTAAAGCTGGGCCATTACAAGGCATAGACCTAACAGTAGACAGGCAAATGAACGACCAGATAGATTTATTAATGGAGTTTTTGTCTAGTACCCGGAAAGTAACAGCTATGATTGATAGTATAAAGGTGTGATATAAACACAATATGTGTTGCTATATTGACACAAAACCCCATATATAGTAAATATACGTTAGATCGGGCCGCGCGTACCAAGGTAGCCTCGCCCCCTAGCTGTACGCATTACAGCAGTAAGGCTTGCTATGCTTTTGAATAATAGGAGTTTTTAAAAAATGGTTTTATGTAAATCCTGTACATCCCCGGTAACGTGTAAGAATAACAAACGCTGCATGAAAAAAGGCAGTTATAAACGCAAAATAGTAAAAAAGCGTAAATATTAACCACCATAAAACTTAATAGAAAGTCTAAACTAGATAAAAGTAGAAACATGGCAGAAATAGCTAAGCGTAAAAAAACAGGTGGCCGCAAAAAAGGCGTACCTAATAAGCAAACTGCACTACTTAAAGATGCTATATTAACTGCTGCACAAAGAGCTGGTGGTAATCAAGAGGATGGTATGGTTAAGTATTTAACAGATCGAGCATTAGACAACCCAACTGCATTTATGGGATTGCTAGGGAAAGTGCTACCAATGCAAATGGCTAATGATGACAGTGGTGAGCCGTTTAAAGTTGTTACACGCATAGAGTTAGTAGCGCCAGACAATGACGACACTTAACTTAGAGTTACCAGCAAAACTAATACCTATATTTGAGGGTGATGCAGAAGTGCGCGGTGCTTATGGCGGCAGAGGAAGTGCTAAAACACGCAGCTTTGCTATGATGAGCGCTGTTAGAGGTGCTATCTGGGCAAGTGAAGGTAATAGTGGACAGATACTGTGTTGCCGAGAACATTTAAACTCACTTGATGACTCATCACTGGCAGAGGTAAAAGCTGCAATACTTGGTAATAAATGGCTAACTAGCTGCTACGATGTTGGTGAAAAGTTTATAAGAACAGCAGACCATTTGCCCGGTAGAATAGATTACACGTTTGCTGGATTAAGGCATAATCTTGAAAGCATTAAGTCAAAAGCGCGTATTATGCTGTGCTGGGTAGATGAAGCTGAACCTGTTAGTGAGTTAGCCTGGGCAAAGTTATTACCTACAATACGTGAAGTCGATTCAGAGGTTTGGGTAACGTGGAACCCTGAGAGAAAGAACAGCGCAACAGATAGGCGTTTTAGACTAACACCGCCAGCTGGCAGTAAAATAGTTGAAATGAATTGGAAAGATAACCCTTGGTTTAATAGAACCCGGTTAGCTAGCCAAAGATTAGAAGATCAAGAAAAACGACCAGACAGCTATGAATGGATTTGGGAAGGTGACTATGCCAGTGTGCATGAAGGTGCGTATTTTAGTAAGTTACTAGCTAACGCCAAACGTGAAGGCCGCATAGTTGATATGTTACCAATAGACCCGGCATTGCCTGTATATGGTTTTCACGATATTGGTGGCTCTGGCGCTAAAGCTGATAGTTATACTATTTGGTTGGCTCAATTTGTAGGTGATTGGATAAACGTGCTAGATCATTACATAGCACAAGGTCAGGTGCTAAGTTATCACATCAATGAGATGCGTAGACGATGGCCACACGCTATAATGCAGCTACCTCATGATGGTGTAAACGAGAACAGCTGGACAGGTAAAAGAGTAGAAGATCACTGGAGAGATGGTGGGTTTGAGGTGTTAAAACCATTGCCAAACCAAGGCAAGGGCGCAGCGATGCAACGTGTAGAAGCCGTAAGACGCATATTGCCTAAATGTAAGTTTGTAAAAGATAAGACAGAAGCCGGGCGTGCTGCATTAGGATGGTATCACGAAAAAAGACCATCAGATGGTAGAGATGTAGGACTAGGGCCAAACCACGATTGGTCATCACATGATGCTGACAGCTTTGGGTTAATGGCGCTAATGTCAGATAAATTTAAAATAAAGAAGGCAAAGCCGTTGGTAATGCCTAATTACGGAAGTGCAATATAATATGCTAAAATATGATAACGATTTAGGCGTAGATGATTCAAATAACACTGCAAGCGGTGTTGATGATGCTGGCAATGATGATTTGCTGTCAATGGTACGTGCTGAGTTTTCACAAAGCATTGGTATGTCACATGATAGCGATTTAACGTCATCAAGAGAAATAGCGCTGCGTTACTACAATGGAGATGTATTTGATGTATCTGTATTTGGACAGCGTAGTAAGACTGTAAGCACAGACATAGCAGATAACATTGAGGCAGTGTTGCCTGACTTGGTTGATGTACTATCCGGGGAAGATGTTGCTGTGTTTCAACCTGTAGGCATTGAAGATGAGGAAGCTGCGCAGCAAGAAACAGATTATATTAATCATGTTTTCTTTGAGCAAAACAACGGCTTCCAAATATTATATGATGGCATTAAAGAAGCGCTGTTACTAAAGACAGGTATATTCCGTTGGTACTGGGAAGAAGATACGTATTTAGACACTAAAAACTTTGATCAACTAGATGGCCTTGGCTACATGACTTTGCTAGATCAAGGTTATCAATTAACGGAAGGCGTTGTAGAGGAAATCGGTGAAGATGAGATATTGATAACAGGCGCTGTATTTAGTAAAGAGATAACTAAAGGACAGGTCAAAGTTGAAACAATTCCAAGCGAGCGCTTTGCTGTTGGCAGAGATACAGTAAGGCTTAGAGATGCAGCTTATTGCGTTGCACAAATTGAAACACGAAAACAGGAGCTTCTAGACAAGGGTTATGACCCGGAGAAGGTAAACAACCTAACTAATGTTGACGCTATGGACAATGAAACCATAGCTGATGCTAGAGATGTTGATACTATTAATGATAACTATAGCAACAGCATAGGCCCAATGCAGCAAGTCACAATACTTGAGCATTACATACGCGTCGAAGGCCAGATAAAACGATTAATTACAGATTATGACAGCACGACAGTTTTAAGTGTTGAAGATGCACAATACATACAATACTCAAGCATTTGCCCGTACCCAATGCCGCACAGGTTTTATGGGTTATCATTAGCTGACAAGCTTATTGAAGTACAACGTGTAAAAACAGGCATACAACGTCATATGCTAGATGAATTGTCATTTAGCCTTAATCAACGCATGGAAGTATCAGAAGATGGTGCAAACGAAAACACTATATCTGATTTGCTTAACAATACGCCCGGTGCGCCGATACGATCACGCAATGGCGGTGCCGTAAGACCTGTAAGACTGGCTGGCAGTGGTTTTGATTATTTGTCTGCATTAGAAACAGCAAATGTCATGGCAGAGCGCCGCACAGGTATAATGCGCGGTGAAACAGGTATGAAAGCTGACACATTGCACGATACTGCATCAGGAGCGCTTACAATGCTTTCTGAGGGCAAGAAACGTACAAGACTTATGGCACGTATCTTTGCTGAAGGCGGCATAAAGGATATGATGCTAGGCATACATTGCTTGATCAAAGAATATGCAACAGAAGCTGATTATGTAAGGCTTAGAGGTAAATGGACACAAGTAGACCCTACAAAATGGGGCAGACGTAACGACATGACTATTGAGATTGGTGTTGGCGCTGGCGGTAAACGACAAGAGGCTATGTTAGCGCGTGAAGTTATCAACTTACAGGCACAAATTGTGCAGCAACAAGGCGGTGCGCCAGAAGGCTCACTAGCAACACCGCAAAGCATACACGCTGCTTTAGTTAGGTTTGCAGAGAAAGCTGGTATGAAAGCGCCAGAGCTTTACTTCCCTGCACCACAAGAAATGCCTAAAGATGGGCCACCACCACCAACTGATGCACAAGTTAAAGCACAAGCTGATGCGCAAGCTAAACAGCAAGAGATGGAACTTAAAAAATACGAGATAGACAGCAGAATGCAGTTGGAACGTGAAAAGTTAGCGCAAGCTGATGCTATTGAGCGTGATAAGCTAGAGCGTGAAACAGCACTGGCTATTGAGATGCGCAAATATGAACTACAAATGAAAGAAAAGATGTCATCATTTAGACCGGGAGGTAGTTTAATTACATGACCAAAAAGGACAAAGCAGAAGCAAGTGCGCATGCAGTAGTAGCAAAACGTGAATTAAAGCTGACAACGGCAGCATTAAAAAACATGGAAGAAACAGCAATGGAAAACTTGCTGAAAACTAAACCAGAGGAAGAACATAAAAGACGTGAACTCATAGCGCTTATCAATGTGTGCCGCGAGATACCACGTAAACTAAACAACTACATTGACACTCATAAGATCAACCAAGAAGGAGTCTAAGAAATGAGTAATGAAGCCCCCTTAAGTATCGACCAAGCCGTAAGCGAGCTAACACAGTTAGAACCGCCAAAGCCTGAAGAAGCAGAAACTACAAATGCTGTAGAGGAAGTAGAGACAGAAGATACTGAACTAGATGGTGAACCAGAAACCATCGATGCCGACGAGGAGCCTGACGATAGCGAGGTCAACCTTGAAGATGAAGAAGTTGAGGAAGTTGAAGCGGAAGAAGATGTACCGTCAATCGATGCACCCCAATTCTGGACAGATGGCGCAAAAGATGTTTTTTCATCACTGCCCGCTGAAGCACAATCTGTTATTGCAGATGAAGTTAAGCGGTCACAAGCTGAAACAACTAGAGCGCAACAAGCTGCGGCTGAAGCTACCAAGCAATCAGTACAGCGCATGGAAGAACTACATAATGTGATTGAGTCGGTGCATACTGAAACAGCTACCTTAGATAGATTATTTGATCAGCGTTGGAAAGATGTAAACTGGGTAGAGATGTCACAAAGAAACCCATCTGAATACTTGCAAAACAAAGCGTTGTTTGAAGCTGAGTCGCAAGCCTTAGAGGTTCACAAAGAATCATCGGTC